TCGTGGTGTCGCAGTCTACAACCTGACCTGATCTCAAGATGGTAGGAATCAAACCGTTTGTGAACTGGTAACCATTCATACCTGTGTTGGTATTGGTCTTACCAGCCAAGAACGTGTTTACGATTGCCACCTGATGCTCGCGTTGCAAGTAGATGATGTCGCGTGAGTTAGAGTACGGGGTTGCAGTACCGTTCTCAAGCTGAGAGTACCAAAGTTGGTTGTACAAAGCCTCAGAGCTAGCAAGCGCATCGTTACGGAAGGTTTGCAGTTTAGCGCTGTACTTTGTGTCAAACACGAACTTAGGATCCTGAGCGCCTGAGTTTTCAGCAACAGATACACCAACGTAGAAGAATGAGTCTCCAGCTGCGATGTCAGTAGCAGGAACTACAGTAGCAGTCAAAGGACGCAATTCCAAAGTGTTAGCCGATGTCTTATCGATAACTTGATAAAGCTCACCGGTCTTAGCGTGACGCCAAATTTCATTCTTGATAGGGAAAGAGTAACCAGTTACTGCATCCACCTCGCTAGAAGGAATAGTAATGGTAATGGTTGTACCAGCAGTTGCTCCACCTGATTCAGTTGCAACTGTGAAAGGAACCTCCATACGGTTCATTTCAAACCAGTTTACAATCTGCTGTGTTGCAATTTCACGGTTACCAATACCGTTCATGATTTGGTTCATAGCATCCCAGTATTCGTCACCGAAGGGCAGGTATGCTACTGCATCGAAGTCTGCCTTCAATGCATCCCAGTTGTTGAGAATCCCATTGGTAATACCACCGGGAATCGCTTGGGCTAAAAGATTTGCCATTTTTTTCTAAATTTTTTTATTATTCAACAGTCTTTACTTTCTGAGACGGCAGAGCAATACCCCTAGCCAACAAGTCCTGTTGTGCAGGGGTTAAGTTCTTCGCGTCTACAGTTGTTTTGTCTACACGGTTAATCGTTTTTGGTTGACCGTTGTAGACCTCTTTGACCACCTTCTTTTCTACGCTTGCCGAAAGTGACTTGGCTATTTGAACTCCGAGATCCCCAGACTGAACCTTATGAATGAGGACTTGGTTCGTTAACCATTCACGTACCGCTTGTTTACCTTCCTTTGTGGTAGTATCAAAGGCTTGACCTAAATAACCTGCATACTGCGACTTCAAAATCGAATCGACCTCTTCGTTTGAAACTTGTAACGAAACTTCCGTATCGCCGAATTTGTAGGGGACCTCCTTTAGCTGCTTACCGTAGGACTCTGCCTCGTTAAGTGCTATAGTCTGTCTTTCCGCAATCTGTTTTTGAGTTTGGCTCTTTAGCTCTTTTGCAAAGGTAAAGGGATTTTTAACTGTTTCGACATCTTTTTTAGTCTTTTCAATCATTTCAATCGCGTCGATTGCATCAGACTTTAAAAGAGCCGTAGCGTAATACTCGCCTTCACCTAAGTTATATTTTTCACGAATGGCCTCCTCAATAGTTGACTGGCCAAGTCGCTTGAATTTATCTGGGTTCTTTAATGCCTCAGCAAGGACCAGTGCCTTGAGGGGGTCTTCCATCAAACTGTCTGGGTTAGCAGATACGATCTGATTGGCTATAGACGAGTTGATACCCTTTTTGCCAAAGGCAACCATTGTTCTTGCCTCTTCAATACCTCCAAATGGGTCATCAGCCTCTTGTAAAAGAGCAAGCCCGTCTTCAATTTCTTTTTGCTTTTGGCTTAACTCTTCTGCAAGACCCTTGTATGAACGCAGTTGTTCATACTCACTTTTAAAAGAGTCTTCGTTTTCGTATCCATATGCAGCAAACCAAGGACTGTCCTGTGGCGCTACTTCTTCATTAACCTGTTCGGTTTCTTGATTGGTTACTTGTTCGTTCACCAATTCTTCTTGATTGTTCAATTCGTTGTTTTCCATATGTTTTATACTCTACCTGTTATTTCGCTTCCTAATTGAGCTTCGAGTGTTGCCTCAAGCTGTATTTGTTCTAGAATCTGTTTTCCTTTCAATAACTGAACTTGATAGTTTGCATCAGCCTTAATCCTAGCCATCTCCTGTTCCTTCATAAGTTCCATGTTGGCCATCTCACGCTGCTTCATGACTTCAATTTCAGCAAGTTGCATTGCAGTTTGACGCTTGGCTTCTTCAGCCATCATAGCGGATTGCTGCTGTCCTTCAATGGTCTGCTGCATCATCATTTGAGCGTGTTGCTCCTCGCGTTGACGGGCCTCCGTCTCTTCGGTAGCCATAAACCAAAGTGCCTCATCCACATCCCCATTCTTCAACAGTTGAGCTACACGCTCTACGCTTGAAGGACTTAACAGAACGGCGCCGTCCTTGGTTGGCATCTGAGACATCTGCATAGCACGTTGAAGAATGGCACTCTTTTCCTTCTCGTTTGGAAGAACCTTGCAGGTAATCGCTAGTTGATCTAATGACAAACCTTCGATGTCATCCAAGGAATTAATCATGGTTTCGCCAATAATACTTTCATAAAACTCGCGAATCTTGGGGTCGTATTCAATATCTATACGTGCCTGGTGAATTATTCTCTCACCAAGTTTCTGTTTAAACTGACGCTCCGACTCACGTAGTGGCCAGTTGGCGTGGTTACCAGCAATGTAATCGGCCTCCATTACACCAACCAATCGTTCTGCTGACTGATCAGGACTTGCGGCCATCGCATCCGGAATGCCCATCAAGTCCTTAATCATCATTTGAAGATTGGCAATTTGAGCAAGCCACTCCTGACCCTGTGGGCCAAGACCGTTATCCATTTCTGACAATGGCTGAGACACGTACTTACCTGTTGCTGCGTTGAACTTAGTGGCAACAATCTGAATACCGTTTTGACGGTGGATGTGCATGAGGTCGAACAGGTCGTACTCTACACCTCCAATCTTGATGTTGGCGGCTTCACCAACGTCAATTCTATATCCCTTCGGTGCAGCAGCCCATACCGCTGCACGTAACTTCAATACCGCGAACATCAAGTCATCGAGCAACCCCTTCACGCTGCGTGTAGGAGACTGACCGTTGATACGATGGATAACATACGAACTCATCGGAGACAAGCCCTTCTGCATCTGGTTGGGCTTCTTTTTCCAGTCGTAAATCTTATCTTGTCCAGTGCCGGAAATAATGTAAGCGCCCTCATACCAATAATTACACGTAACCTCGTCGTATGTGTCGCTAGGGTTCTTTTTCTTCTCGTCTACCGGCTTGTTGTTACGGATATAACTTCCGTATCCCTGCTTATTTGTGCGCTCTACATACTGCTTGTAGTCTGTGGATAGGTACTCAAACTTCAACACATAAACCTTGAAGTCCATCCAAACCCAGCGGTTTGTGGTGGAGTCCTTACGTTCAAACGCCCATTGCGGGATTGTAGATACACTTGTCTGATAAGGAACATAAGACTTGGCCATAGCCTGTATTTGAACCTCAGTAAAACCAGCGTCAATCAACTTGTCGTAAATAGACTGCACGGTCTCGGCCTCAATGTGGCCGATTGCTACCGGCTCGTCTTGGTTATCCTCATTCCAAAGCATGACCATTCGAGCAGGGTCAATATATTGAAACTTAACCTGTCCAGTCATAGGGTCATTGTAAACCTTGGCTGCGCGGAAGTGAAAGTCAATCGCGTCACGGTTAAACTCCATGCGCTGACCAGCCCAATTTGAAGCTCTAAAACCAGACTCGGCTAATTTTTCCAAAGCAACCTCATACTTGCTCTTAAAAAAACCAAGACGATCCGCCATCTCTAGCATTGTCTCGTCTTTAGGAACGAAAGGCAACTTGAACTCCGGAAGACCTAACTGTCTTGCTAATGGATTCGTGTAATTCGCTTTAGCGTACAAATCATATTTTTGACGCTTCTTTTTATTGATGATGTTTTTATCAAGAGAAACACAATCAAGTTTATAATCATTATCCGCAAGAATTGATAGAAGAACATTCGATAATTTTCTCATGGGCGAGAAGATGTCATAGCTAACATTAGCCATTGCCTTTCTCTGCGCTTTACTTAAGCCCTTGTTTCCTGAATTTGACTCGTTCTGATTTACCCCCTTTGATCCAATAGGGGATCCATTGGTAAACCAATTCTTGTACTTCTCCTGCGACTGATTACCAGCCCCGTAGTTTCTAACCTCCTGCATCTCAGGGATTTGTGTGTACGTGAAGTATGTACCACCAGAACAAAAACGAGTATAAAGCGCTCTCGCACAACGTAATCCAAACTCCGGCTTTAACTTGTCAACTTCAGGTATGTTGTCATTTGGAAACAACATACTACCAAGTATCTGTGGTAATATCATATCTTACAAATTTAGTTTACCAGCACAAATGTAGTAAATTTTTTATTAAATAGCTGAAAACAATCATTCTACATCAAACATTGCAAAGCCCCCCTTTATCTCTATTGGCTGATATACCTCCTTGTAAAGGTCTGGCATTCTGCTTTTTATAGCCCTCATGCACCACCCTGTAGCGGCACACAAGTCATGGTTTGTCAAGTCATCTAATCCCCTCATCTGACTCCACTCTTCAATTATCTCCCATATTTTTACGTACCTAACATTATTGTTAAAGAACGTCATAATATCTCCAGCCATTTCGTTTTTCTCTGCCTCACCCGCCCAGACACCTGGCCTTGCGTCCTGCTTTCCATCAGACCCCAAATCTTTTAAAAGGTAACCATCAAAACCATTATCCCTAAAATATTCTACAAGGGCCTCCCCATCGGGCCACTCTGGGTAAACGTAGGCCCCAAGGAATACAGCTGCCTTCAACCACTCCTCGTGGTACTCTGCCTTGTCTTCAGTCTGTCTGTTGTAAGTAAGAATCCAGTCATTGCTAACCCATTCGTTTCTTGGTTTGTTGTCTGGATCTATCTGGCTATCTCGTTTGTAGAAAACCGCCGCTGCCGCATTTGATTTCTTTTTGCCTACAGTGTTTCTCTTGTGGAACTTTACCGGGTCACAGCAAAGAAAGTACTTGTTCATCACCGACGGATCGGGAGCATAAATAGGCCCACGCTCCTTTGGTGGTATATAACCCTCCTCCATTGAAACTACGGTTCTCTTGTTTCTCTGATCTTGCGGAGGTAGATAACTCATGGTCCAGCTTCCCTTGGGGTCGTTCTCAACATATACGTCCCCTCCAAACTTATCGCCAACCCATTTAAAATTAATCTTCGTCGTAATTGGTGTTCGTAGAAATTTAAGTTCTGATATGCGGTCACGCATTTTCTCGATGGGCATACCCATGTCCTTGGGGATCACAGCAAATGCCTGCTTCCAGGTCATTGGGAAGTTCTGCTGCAACTTGATGAG